TAGCGGGGCAGCTGCGTACATACGTGGCCCGCTACGAGAGCCAAAACAAGGCAGTCAACTCTCTGAAGGATGTATCTGCCGGTACCGTGAGCTGTATTCTCAACGGCAAATGGGAGAATATCTCCGATGATATGTGGATGCGCCTCTCTGCGCAAGTCTCCGGAGGCGGCGACTGGCAGATCTGCGAGACTGCGGCATTTCGGAGCCTGATGCTCTATCTGCAGGACTCCAAAGAAGAGAGCGGCGTTATGTGGATCACCGGGCCGGCCGGCATCGGCAAGAGCACTGCTGCATCTATTTTCGAGAGCGAAAACCGCAATGTTTATTGTCTGGTGTGTTCCGAGGATATGCACAAAGGAGACTTTGTCCGGGAGCTTGCCGGCAAGATCGGCATTCGGACTACCGGTATGACCATCCGCGAGACTCTACAGATGATAATTAAGGAGCTGGTTAAACAGGATTCGCCGCTGCTGATATTCGATGAGGGCGATAAGCTGACCGACTCCGTGCTGTACTACTACATTTCGCTCTATAACGCTCTCGAAGATAAGTGCGGTATGGTGTTTCTCTCGACCAACTACATGATAGAGCGCATGCGCAAGGGCGTGATGCGCGGCAAGAAGGGCTATGACGAGCTTGATAGTCGGATCTGTCGCCGGTTCGTCAATTTGGCGCTTGTTAATTCCAACGAAGTGGAAGCGATCTGCAGGGCCAACGGCCTGAATGATGCCCGCGCGATCCGCACCGTCCAGGCCGAAGCCTCCGAGTGCGGCAACGACCTTCGCCGTGTCAAAAAGTCCATTCATAAGGAAAAACGCAAACTATCGTTGAAATCGTAAAACATTGTTCAAACGCTGTTCAAAATGAGAAAACGTTCACTTTCGGCAAAGTCTGTTATCCGGATAAAACACCGGACGCTCTCCCTTGGCGGGGAGTGGGGCAACTGTGTCGGAGAGATTGATCGTACCGGGGTTGTCTTCTTTTGGGGAGGCTCCGGCAACGGCAAGACCTCGGCGGTTGTCAGCTTTGCCAAAGAGCTCTCAACTCATGGACGTGTGCTTTATGTCTCCCTGGAAGAGGGTTACACCTTCAGCTTTCAAAACACCCTACGCAGGTTCGATATGCAGGAGTGCAACAGCAACTTCATGGTATTGGCCGAGACCACGATTGATGAACTGTCGAGTCGTCTCTTGCTACCTCGCTCTCCGGAGTTCGTAGTGATTGACTCGTTCCAATACCTGCAGATGACCTACCGGCAGTATATCGCCTTCAAGGAGCGACACCGTGACAAGATGCTGATATTCGTCTCACACGCCGACGGCAAGCAGCCGGCAGGAAGGGCGGCTAAGAGCGTGATGTTTGATGCGGGGCTGAAGATATGGGTAGAGGGACACATGGCTTTCAGTAAAGGTCGCTTTATCGGCCCTACCGGCAAGGCGGTTATTTGGGAGCAGGGAGCAGAACAATATTGGGGAATAGCAACAAATGAAATTGAAGAATATGAGGACACCGAAAGAAGTCAGAAGATGGCTGCGTCAGCAATCCTGGTATAAGGAGTGGCGCACGCAGATAATGAACCTACGCATTTCGCGCAAAGAGCGGAATCGGATCCTGCGGGGTCACGCCGGCAAGGACAGCATCAATCTCTTTGAATGGCGCGACACCATTCAGGGGTATGACTGCTGGAGTTCACGCAGGGTGGAGTTATGCATTTTTTATCATGGAGGATAACAATATGAAAACACCGAGACAAATAGGTAGCTGGTTACGCAAACAGCCCTGGTATGATGAGTACCAAAAAGAGGTAATGAAGATGCCCATATTGCGTAAAGAAAAGGACAGGATCCTGCGCGGTCACAGCGGCGCAAGCAGTGTGAGCGTGTTCGACTGGGCTACTAGCGAAAAGGGCTATAATTATTGGAATCAAAGAAGCGCCGAATTCTGCAAGTTTTATTATGGGGAGTAACATTATGGCAAAGAATAGTTTTTCGCGTTTTTACGCGCTTTTGAACAAGAATCCGGGGCTGGATAAGGAAGAGCTGGTATTGCAGTTCACTGACGGCCGTACCACCTCGTTACGACAAATGTCCCGGGTAGAGTTCGATGCTATGTGTGACGCCCTGCAATATGGCTCTGAGTGGAGCCGCGAACAGGCACAGGAGCAACTACGCAAGGCGCGCTCAAGCGTACTGCTGCGCATCGGTCGCCTGGGCATTGACACAGTAGATAACTGGAAGGGCATCGATGAGTTTTGCATGAGCGAGCGCATTGCCGGCAAGAGGTTCAGAGAGCTGACGCTCGACGAGCTGAACGCCCTTATACCGAAGCTCGAGAGCATCATCCGTAAAGGCGGCATCAAGGCAATTCAGGAAAAGCCCCAGCCCCGTGAGATCGCCAAGCTTTACTCAGCTATTAGGCAAAATACAGTATTATCATAAATTTATAAAATCATGGAAACAAAAAGTACAGTTGTCACAATGACAATGACAAAAGAAGAGGTTCGGGAGCTGGAAGCGTTCCGCGCTCAAAAAGAGAAGGAGGCCCGCGAAGAGGCCGCCAGGCAGCAAAGAATGGACTACGCTAAAATGGTAGATGAGGAGATCGCCCTCGCCATTCCGCAGCTGCTCGACGTATCGACAGATATCCGCACAGTCAAGGAAAAGATTTTCGAGAATTTCCAAACTATTCTCGAACTCAAAGCTGAGATGTTCCGCATGAAAAAGGGTGAGGAGATGAATTATCAGAGTCACTCCTTCAGCAATAGCGACGGCACTATGCGCATCACCCTGGGACAGTACCTCCTGGATAACTACCTGGATACTGCTGAGGACGGTGTCCGGATGATCAGAGAATACATTCAGTCCCTCGCGACTGACGAGAAGAGCCAGGCGCTGGTGGGTATGGTAATGAAGCTGCTGGCCAAGGATGCCAAGGGCACGCTCAAAGCCCAGCGCATACTACAACTGCGCAAGATTGCGATGGATACCGGCGACTCCAAATTCATCGAGGGCGTGAAGATCATCGAAGAGGCATACCGTCCACTGCCGTCACGCACCTTCATCCGCGCGGAGATCCGCGATGAAAAGACCGGCGGCTGGAAGCGGATACCCCTTGGAATGACTGAATCATAGATACCGGTATGGGGAAGATAGAGGATAGCATCATTAGGCATGCGTTGAAAACTATCGATGAGAATGATAGTCTGCCAAAGGATCTGCGCGAAGCTCACAGCTGTTCTTATGCAGTTTCCGACGACAATGCAATTATAGTCTGCGGATCACCACACGAAATGCAGGGGCCTATACGTAAGTTCTTAAGGTCAAATCCGGCATTCCGGGAAGTTCTTCAGAAAGAATTAGACAGAATGTATAAAGTAGTGGATTATTAGCATGGCAAAAAAGAGGCGCGGAGTTAGTTATAAGAAGCGTGTCAGAGATATCAACAGGATATATGACCACCACTTCAAGAGCGGTCTCTCGAACAGGGAGATCTGGCTGAGATATGTGTATCCGATTTATGGTATATCCGAGCGTACCTTCTATAACATACTCCAAGCCTCCGTTGACCCTAAAAATGAAATAGCTAAGGTAGAAGAACCCCTACTTTTTGAATTTAACGAGGAGGATCAGGAATGAGCGACATTGATGCCTTATTGCGTAAGATCATCAAGGATATCCGGGTGAATGTGGCTGATGAGTTTGATAAAAACTTTCAGCGTCAGTCCTTTTTCGGCGAAGCCTGGAAGCGGCGCAAGTCGCCTGTCGGTGGTCAGAGCATTTTAATAAGGAGCGGATCACTGCGCCGCAGCATCACAGCTACGAGCAATGACACAAGCGTTACATTCTCATCATCAGAGCCGTATGCTGCTATCCATAACAAAGGCGGTGAGATCGTAGTGACCGACAAAATGAAGAAATTCTTTTGGAGCAAATACTATGAGGCTGTCGGTGGTTTTGGCCGCAAAAAAGACAAAACTTTGCGCAAGGACAAACGAAATGTAAGGCTCTCAACCATCGCGGAGTTTTGGAAGGCCATGGCGCTTATGAAAGTGGGCTCAACCATCACTATTCCCAAACGGCGTTTTATCGGCACTCGTCCGAAGCTCGAGGAGCAGGTAAAAGCTATTGTCACAGAAAATATCGAAGAATTTTTAAAGAACGAAATCCCTAAAATGATCGTAAAATGAGAACAGAACTTTATAAGGCTATCGGCGACCGACTACTTAATCTTACAGGCCTGGATGATGAGTCCGTGAGAGCGATTAGCGATGATAAGGGCAAGCCGATCATTAAGCACGTGGACCTTTGGAACCGCAACGTGGAATTTATTGAAGAGGATGATCCTTTCCCGATGCCGGCGGTATTCGTGGAATTTGGAGAGATCCTTTGGACTCCATTCAAAACGGGATCGGGCGAAGGTTATCGGGGCAACTGCGAGGTCAGGCTCCACATTGTCACCAGATATCAAGGATCTTCTGCGCACGGCTCCAAATATATGAAGGATGCCCTGGATGACATCGAACTGTCGGAGCGAATCCAGCTCGCACTTACCGGACTCCGCGGCGAAACATACGACAATTTTCACATAGTGGCCACCCACACCAACCACGACCACGAGGAGATAGTCGAGGCCATCGACATCTACTCAGTACACTGCGAAAGATTTTTCTACAAGTAAAACAGCGTACAATGAAGGATGATAAAAAAGTAATTCAGCAGAAGTGGCTTGAGTCGTTAGAGTTAAGACTATACTTAAGAGATAAGTTGAAGAATAAGAGAGATGATACCACAAAGGGCTCCGACTATGCCGCCGACATAGGCGATTACCTTGCGAAGGAGATCCTTTCTGAATCCGCCATTCTTATGATAGAGCCTACCCGCTACTGTTATGCTAATGCTGCGTGGATCCTCTTTAAGAAAGCCCTTGGATACCAGGTATTCGATAATTTCATAAGAGTCAGACGGCGCTCCTCTAAAAAAGACACTTCTTTCAATAGTGCCATTATCGACAAATAACTTTAGAACTCTATCCAATACATAGCGATCGTAGCCATAGAACATATTGCTGATTGTTGACAGTATTTTCATATTGAGTTTGATTAATAACACAAAAATAGTTTTTATGAAAGATTACCCCAAATTACCACCGGAAGAGTTGATTGCAAACAACATGTGCCCGGAATGCCTTGCCCCTTTGAGATTCGAGGACGGCTGCTACTACTGCCCCGAATGCGGATATTCCGCTTGCGGGAGCGATTGATGTAAACTAAGAGAAATGAAGAAAAAAATTAAAACCATGAGTGAAAGCAGAATAAAACCCATTAGCAGTAGACTTTGTGATCTACTATGTAAACACAGCTACTTGACGTTTGAAGACACATATATGGCTCTGGATATTACTGAGGCGCAATTGAAAACAGCCATCGGAAACTATAACTACAACAACCGGTTTAACGGCGGTTCCTTGATATCTCGATATCAACTGGAGGAAGATCAAATAGTTTGTTTTGATCACAATAAGCCCGCCGGGGCACTTCCTATCAAAAGGGGGGGGGTAAAAACTCCAAAAAAAACGAGGCTGATACCAAGCCTCAGAAAAACGATCCACTCCCTATGGAAGAATCAACAAAATCTTCAAACAACATACCGGCAGCCGAAACCGAGTGCGTTTGTCAGAGCGCCCAATATGACAATGTCGTGATGCATATTTATGAGCTCGCATTATCACTTCAGGCACTGACCGAAAACCAAAGAGCACTCCTGGCTGCTTACGAAGAATACCTTAAAAACGAGGAGCAGAATAAGACTACTTAAGAAAATATCATGAAAAAAGTAAGTACCGTACTGTTAAAGATAGTAACAATATCGCAACGACAAAACATATTCCACAGATTCCTGAGGCGATGTAAGTCGGCAATCTGTTTCCGCCCATTATACAACGAATCTTCTCCAAATCCGCGTCGGATTTTTGACTCATTTCGTACAGCTTATCGAGCTTATTTTGATCCGCTATCGTTAGAAATATTAAGCCTGCCATACCGCTGCAAAGGGAGACAAATAAAGCGATTGCCGCGAAGAGCAGGGTATTACGACTATTTGGTAAAAGTGTACGAAGAGACACCAAAGGGATTAAGGCTGTGGTCAGTGCAGCGGCTAAAGATAGAAGGAGATGTAGCAGTCCTTTCAATTTATCTGCGCGATCCCGCAGTGTTCGATTCAATTCTGTGTTGATAAATTGTCTTGTCATATTCATTATATTTATGTTTGGCGACACAAATATATGAATAAACGGGGGTTCCGGATGGAGCCCCCGTTGTTTTTAAGACCTCAATACATTAGATATCGAAATGGCCGTCCTTACGGGCGACCATTTCTTTTGAACAAAAGGTATTGAGAAATGAAGAACGTTTTGGCGTTATTTATAAAAAAAGCAAAAATTTGTTGTTATTATTAAAAATAATGTTATATTTGTGGTGTGATGAGCGATGGGTACGCCGATTGCCATGATTCACTAGAAGAGGGTCCGTAAGATGGATCCTCTTCTATTTTATTATTATTGGTTTGTCCCATTCGTTAATAATACAAAATACGGTATCAATAATACCAACGTGTACAATATCTTTTCTGTATCCATCAAGTGCCCTTTTAATTGATTGTTCGTTGAACAAAAAATCGTCCTCAAAGTACATAGCAAGACAGTGGTTATTTTCATTAAAGAGTTTATTGTATTTCAAAAGTTGCTTTTCTTTTCTCGTAATAGTATTATAATAAATGTTACCTGTGTTTTTAGTTATTGATGCAATGTCCATCTTTTCACCCATAATAATTGAATCCAGGCTTGATGCCCATTTCCCTTTTGTTCGGATGCTTTCTGGCAATAATAAACAGCTACCGCCCATTCTAAAAATGTTTTCCTGACAACGTTTTTCTAGTTGTAATCCGGTGAAACCCTTATATACCTCGAGATCATTTTCAGAGTGTTTTTTATGAGAAATACTGGTGGCCTTTAGACCTCCGGTGCGCTCATTAAACATTACATCAGTATAGGTACGGTCATTCTTAAGTTTTTCATATAACTGCCTGTTTTCTTCTATATGGGCCTTAAGATTATCGTAGTTTTGAATAATTGCATAACATGCTTCACACAGCTCATTGTCCGACACTTTGGCTGCGAGTTTCATTTTGGCGAGGTCGCAGGTTTTGCATTTGCTTGTGGTGTAGGGGTTGTATGCCGGAAATGTGCGCTGTTCCTTTCCGGAATTGAATTTAAACATTCCCTTTTTATCCTTGGCAAGGGCCTCTTTTCCGCGTCTCATCGCCTCTTCACGTGGAGTGACAGGGTATTTGTTCTTTAGAACTTGAACCACTGTACAACGGCAATTCCATCCGTTAGGCGGGTAGTAGCTATTCCAGAACCTGTCCGACTGTGGCAATGTTATGCCGTCGAGAGCTGCGTGTTCCGGACGCACTGCGTCATCACCTGCAGTACGATATTGGAGATTATACTCATCGCCATCTTCGGCAAATCTTTCCCATTTGGAGGCCATCTGTGCCGATGATTCCGCAAAGCCATATTCAGCTCTTAAATAATTCTTGTTATACCTTTGATCAATCGATTGAACATCTTTCAAAAAGCGTTCAAACGGCTTTTTATTGCCATTTTCATCGAGCATCGAGGGGAATGCCTCATTTAGTTCGTGGAAGGTTTTCATTCCGGAGAAGATCCAGTTTGACTCTTCCATTCTGCTCCGCATTTTATCGCTCATTTTGCTCTTGGAGATAGCGCCATTTAGCACGCTTGAGTGGGTGTCGATAAATGAGGTTACTTCCGGTTCTGAAAGGATCTCTATGCGTAGCGATGCACCCTCTTCTTTGAAAAGAGAGGACATCATTGATGAAAATTTCTTCCTGAGTGTTGCTCTTAACTTTGGATCGATATCATCGTCGTTAGCGAGCTTCATTTCCCCATGGGAAAGGATGCGGCTGTAGCGCTCGTGCAGCCCCGCATAGTCGGCGGGGCTTAGTCGAAAAAAGGTGCCGGTTTGTCAGGTAGGCTGTTCTCCATCATAGGGAAGCCTATTTCGCGGCGTTTGCCCACCGGCATGCCATATTTTTCCTGGAAGTAGCTTGGTTCAACTTCAAAATTATTGAGCACCATCGTTTCAAAAGCCACCATCTGCTCCGGCGTGTAATCGGCCGGATCGTCCCATTCAAACGACAACCCTTTTACGGGGAACCCGTGAATGGCCATAATGGGAAGCAGCTGGTTGTTCACGATATCGCGCACCATGTCGCAGTAGCTCTCGATGAGGTTGTCGAATACCTCCATGTGAGTTTTGCTCTGCGCATGCGAGCTGCCCTCTTCGATGGTCATTGTTTGCTGCAGTACGAGTTTTGAAAGTTCGGAGTTGGCCCTGTCAACACGCTTGTCATAAACGTTATAGGCGTCGCCTCGTGAGCTTTCAACCAGTTCTATGTCTGTCGTATCGTCAAATACTCCCCAAGATTTGGCGCCCATGATATCCATCATGGTTGCGAGTTTGTCTTTTTCCCGCTCATCCCTGGTACTGGTCTTTGCTATTCTGATGGGAATGCCGAACATTTCTGCAAATGTATCCCAAAATGCCAGGGCATATTTCTTTGGAATCGTATGCAAAGCTGCCTTTTTGAACTTTCCAAGATCATCAGCCTTACCGGCTTCAATCAGCCAGTATTTGTATGGAGCTTCGTGGTAATCTATGCCATCGCGCCAGTTGTCGTTTGCATTTCTGATGATGCGATGGTATTCCGGCACAACGTGTCTCCTCGGTATCAGCCTACAACCGTCGAAATTGATGCATCCATTCGCATCAGTCTTAACATCTCCGAGCTCAATAAGGGAGTGGCCCCAGTAGATGCTCTCAAGAATGTAGTCCAACAGGTCTTTGAACCAGGTAGTATTGAGATATTTCAAAGCCTCTTCGTCGGCATCGCCTTCAGGAGTTTCAAGCTTGAAACTGCGACACTTTACAAAGCCGTTGACCTGGCCTATAGCACCGGAAAGGTGCGCATCGATGTCAACGTCGTTGTAGACATCATAGAGTCTGCCACGATTGGGGTTGTCGTAATCTATAGCCAACTGACAAGCCTGGCGCCAGCGTTTGATGTCATGCTCCGAGAGCCTTTCGCTCTGCCGCATAAGATCTACCACTATCTTCTTGATGCGTCTGCGGTCATCTTCTTTTGCCAGGTCAAATGTGCCATATTTCGGTGATCTTACAACCGGGGTTACAACCTCATTTGCATCAACCTTTGTCTCGTTTAAAAGCTTCTCGTTTTCCATTTCCACTTCTTTTTACCATACGTTATTTTTAGGCTTTTCGCCGCCATATCTCAGAGGCGAACCGCTCTCTCCGGTAGGACTTGTAGTCATCGGCAGATCCGGAACAACCTTACCGCTCTGAACATCTTTGAGCCAGGAGATGGCTCTGTCATATCTCTCTTTTCTTACTTCGGCACCCATTCTTCCGGGCGCAGATGCTGCCATGTGATATAGTGCTATATCGCAGGTGAACATCACTACCAGGCTGTTGCGCTCTTCTCCGGTTTTTGCGAAAATCTCCGACACATCATAGACCGGTCGCAGGTATCCGGATATCTCTTCTACCGCCTGTTTCTCGGCCCTCTCTCTATTTATCTCGTCAGTCTGCGAGAGTACTTTTAGTGCAGTATCGCCTATTACTACCTTATAATCTTCTTCTACTACAAACATCTCTTTATTGGCTTATTTTGCTATGTATAGCGCGTTTTTGTCTAAGTCACGGATGGTTACACCCTTTTTGAATCGGCGTTGTGCAATAAGATGTTTTAGTGCCTTTCTGGAGGCCACCTTCAGCTTCCCATTATACAGCAACACCATGTAGGTGGTGTTGTAATCTTTTGCAGCCTTATCGGCCTTTTTGATAGCCCTCTTGTATCTAAAGGCCCAAATCATTTTTCTCAACCTTTTAATCATATTTACCATTTATTTTTAGGAGATGGCCTTTTGCCAAATCTCGGAGTGAACGTACTTTGCCGGCCTATTTTCTGGAGTCTCCAGATAGCTCCCTCGTCTGCATCCGGCGCGTCATCGTGAGCTCCGCTGCCTTTACATAGCGCGAGTGTCTGATCAATTCCGGTACGCATGTCCGGAGTATCCTTCTCGGCTTCATTATAGTACACGAACCCGCGCTCCCAAAGGGGAGATATGTTGGTGATTCGCTCAATTTTGTCCGATTTCTTACGCTTGTCGCCGCTGATCGGCAGCTGATACCCGCGAATTATGCCTTCAGCAGTAAACTCATCGAGTAGTATGTCCTGGATGAAATTAGCCTCCATCAGCCACTGCACCTTATCGGCATCATCCCTTAATTTCTCGTACAGGTCATAGCAGTAGCGCACCATTGCGCTGACCGTATCCTGGCGCACCCAACCGGTTATGTAGTGCAGTTCTTTGCCCATCTTTCCCCACATTCTTACCGCTTTGTAGTCGTTTGTAGTCTTCGGCTTGAGCGAGGGGTCTATATAGACAATCACGGCATCATACTTCTTTAGCGAACGTGGCATTTTTTTAAATTTGATCCACTCTTGCTTAAAAATCTTGCCTGCAATAATCGGGTTATGCATATACTCTTTATTCCAGGCATAATACCCCATAAAAGCTGCTGCAGCTTCGGCCTCTTCTTTGGTCCATTTATCTGCCCAGGTAGGATTGCCTTGTGAGTCCACGGCATTGACGCGGATAACGTCCACGCCATCACTCTCTGTCATTTTCTGCAGAACGGAATTTTTACTGATCAGGTTACCTGCCATTATGAAGCGTCCACGTCCAACGTCGAGCGCTCCAAAGAGCGCTTCTTTTACCCAGTTGTACAGGTCTTCAACTCGTGAGGGATTCCGACATAGTTCGTCATCATCAAGGTCGTCTATTATGATGTAGTCCGGGCGTTGCTCCTTGTAGCGCAGACCGCGCGGCGACTGCCCTCGACCAAGGGCATTAAACACACATCCATCAGCCGTAATGAAATAGCCTTCTGCCCAGTCTCCGGTACTTTTTTGTATGCCGAAATCGGAGATGATTCGCTGATTATATTCAAACTCTGCCTGCAAGGATGAGAGCAGCTCTCTGGCATTGTCTTCACTCTTGCCGACCACAACCATGTAATTAAGCTGTCGGGGTGTTTGTTGTTTTAAATAAATAGGACAGAATACATCGAGGTGTGTTGACTTTGCGTGACCTCTTGGCCACATCCAAACGCCTTTATAGTTGAAGTTCTTACGCAGCTTAGCTGCACCCGCGTTGTGAAATGGGGCATTGCGTGTAACCTTGACTTCACCGGTGACCGGATCGATTTTATTTAAATAGTGGGGGAAGTAATATTCGCAGAATTTATCATAATGAGATAATAGGTATGCGATGCGCATTTCTTTCTCTGCAGGTGTTTCATCCACGAGAATTGTCTGAGATGTATAGCTCTGCACAATTTTACAGTGCTCATCCCACCTGGCACGCGCCTCATTTATTTCCCACTTGGTTGCCATTATTGATTTTTAAACTGCTCCGCGATATATAAGTCTTGGTATTTATTAAAAGTCTTGAGCAACTCAGGAGTGATTTGAGAGTCGGTTTTGGAGCGATATTCGAGCCACTTGGAGAAAGCAATGAAGACTTCTATTGCATCTACCACATTCGTCTGCTTGTCCAACTTCTGTATAACAGAAGAGAGCTTTGACAGTTTGTCACCCAGCCCTGCCATTGCCGTGGGGTCATTCGACTCGTTGACTTGATCTATCAGGTTGTTAATTGCCATTAGAAGCTTATTGACCAACTCCGGACGCGTGATATTTTTTGCTGCACGCGTTTCTTTCCACTTCCCGGCATTACACCATTTGCTAACCGTCACGCGTGACACGCCGACTTTGTCGGCTATCTCAGTCATCTCCATCCCGGAAAGGTAGAGTGATCGCGCGAGTGATTTTCTTCTTTCAGCTTCAACTTTATTCATATGAAAACAATTTTTGTCAAAAATGGGCTCCAATAGTCTGAGTAACAAAAAAGTATGCAACCATTGCACATTATTATGCGACCATTGCATACAATTTTGCAACTCTATTCGGCGGGTGGTAACATTGCCAAAAATTAATGATATGAGTAAACGTGCAAGACTTACAAATGAATCTTTAAACCGTTATGGTACATGGCTGCTTACTGCAGGTGGTGATATTGCTCAATTTGAGCGCAACCCTGTGTTGCTTTACATGCATCAGCGTGGTCAGGTGATAGGCATTATGAAAGATATCCTAGTGGAAAATGACGAGGTAATAGCAGAGCCTGAGTTTGACTGTGCCACCGAACTCAGCCGAACCTGTAAGGCGCAGTACGAATTTGGCTCGTTGAGAATGTTCAGCGTTAGCATTGATATCATTGAAATGAGCGATGATCCTAAGTTTCTTAAGCCCGGACAGACGTCGCCAACCATAACTAAATGGAAACTGACAGAGGTTTCCCTTGTAGATATTGGCGCAAATGATGACGCTATTCGCCTCTCATACAAAGGCAAGACACTTACTCTCGCCGCAGGAGACAATCCATTACCAAAATTAATAACAACAAAAAAAGACAACATGGAACTTAAACAAGTAGCCCTAATGCTTGGGCTCTCAGACACCGCCACTGAAGCGGATGTTAAAACTAAGATCGCCGAGCTGATGGCGCAAGAGGCAGAAGCAAAGACTCTGCGCGACAATCTGGCTCAGATGACCCTATCGGCCATCACCACTGCTGTAGACACAGCAATCGGTGAGCGCAGAATTACTGCCGACAGAAAGGACCAGTTCATTCAGCTGGGACAGAAGGTTGGCATTGAGGACTTGAAAAACACCCTGGCAGCCATGTCGCCTGCCGGCAAGGTAAGCGCAATGATCAACCGGGCTTCCAGTTCTTCAACCGTTTCCTACGCAAAACTCTCTGAGGTGCCTGCGGATACGCTGGAACTGATGCGTACAGAGGACCCTGAGCAGTACAAAAAACTCTACAAAGCCGAATATGGCTTCGATTGTCAAATCTAATTTTTAATATAGTATGAAAAGGTTAATGACACTATTTTTCGCCATCCTGTTCAATTCATTGGTTGGCGTCATGTTTGGAGCAGCTGTCGGCATCGGGCCGATTACTGCTGCTATCGCTATGAATGGCATCGCAACCGTTGCGAGCTTTATGCCTCTTCCTGCAAACGTCTTGCGCGCGAGTGTTTATAAGGAGATCTGGACGGGAGAACTTGTTAAAGCCCTTCGTGATGGTCTTACCGGCACTTGGCTGGATGGTGTCCCGGATATGTCATCTCTTGTAGATAACGACGTAATACATCTCGTTGACGTAGGAGCCGATCCTGAGGTTTTAATAGATAATACAACCTACCCCCTCGAAGTGGAGGAGCTCCCGGATGGTGATATAGCCATCAAGCTGGTCAAATTCGAAACTAAACCTACGTCAATTACAGATGACGAACTTTACGCTATCTCGTATGATAAGATGGCCCGCGTGAAAGAATCTCACGTATCTGCCATAAACGAGTCTAAAATGAAGAAAGCGGCACATGCATTGTGCGCTGCCGGCGATACGGCAAAGACACCCGTGATTGCAACCACAGGTGAGGTTGATAGCGTAACAGGCCGTAAACGAATGACCAAGTCAGATATAATCAATTTGAAGGCAAAGATGGATGCTCTCGGAGTACCCGCACAGGGCAGGCGTCTGGTGCTGTGCCCGGACCATGTGCAGGACATCCTCAATTGGTCGCAGCTGTTTGAAAAACAGTATAGCGCAGATACAGTAAGCGGCAAGATCGGTCGACTCTACGGATTTGATATCTATGAGTTCTCCAATACTCCATACTACTCTGCCGCAGGAGCAAAGCTCGCTGTTGACGCAACTCCTTCAGCCGGTGAGTTCAGATGCTCATTTGCATTCTATACTCAGAGAATATTCAAGGCAACAGGTTCGCTAAAGATGTACTACTCGGAGGCCGAAAAGGATCCTCTCTACCACCGCAACCTCATCAACTTCCTACAGAGATTCGTTTGTATGCATAAGAAGGCAGATGCCGGCGTGGTGATCTATTCTGCTTATCAAAATCCCCAAGGTTAATTGAATGAATTATGATACTTAAAGTTAAAAGACCCTTTCAAGACAAATATAATCTTGAGGTTACGTTGGTTCCCGGAGACTTGCTTCAGACAGATGAACTCGACAGAGTCAATGACCTGGTATCGCGCCAACTGGCAAAGATAGTGTCTGTTGAGAATTATGACGCCAAGGTGGCCAAAGCAGAAAAATCTGAGGAAAGCAAGTCTATCGCGGAGACAACTAAAGAAACTGAATCAAAAACAAACAAGCCTGCTCCAAAGGCAACCAAAGATAAGGAAGCGAAGAAAAAGGAACCCACATCAAAGGTGACTAACAAAAAAGAGTAACAATGAAAAAGCCGTTAAGATATCTGGTTATTCACTGCACCGCCACGCCAGAAGGACGCCAGGTCAGCTCTGAGGAGATTAGACGTTGGCATATTGCCCCAAAAGAAAAGGGGGGCCGTGGCTGGAAACAGGTCGGGTATACCGACATGATACATCTTAACGGTGAAGTCGAAAGGCTTGTAGCTAACAATGAGGATGAGTGGGTGGATCCTTGGGAAATCACTAACGGCGCAAAGGGATACAACGGCAGATCTCGACATATGGTATACGTAGGCGGGCTTGCTTCGGACGCAAAAACGCCGAAAGATACCAGGACTCGCGAGCAGCTTGATTCTATGCGCGATTATGTTCTCAAGTTCCACTCAAAACATCCTAAAGTGAAGATCATTGGACACAAAGAAATCGCAAACAAGGCCTGTCCCTGTTTCGATGTACAAGAGTGGCTGCTATCGATCGGCATAAACCAAAAATGAAATGGGAGAAAAGTTAAAAGAGGCGACTATAGGCAACCTCTGGTTCAAGGTGCTGTCCGGCTTTGCGATGGTGCTCATCGTAGCGGGCTTTTTGGTGCCACCTATGGGAATCATTGACGGGTCAGTATTAACCGCCGTAGGAGAAATATTTGCCTTTGCCGCTGTGAACACTGCCCTTAAAGCTATGGATCAGGGCTTCTCAGCCAGGGTAAAACATAAAAAGACCACGCTTTCGCTGGACAAAGTAAAGGAAGACAGCGACAAACCAATACCACCAAAGCAATGAGAAAAATTCTACCCATAATCCTATTGGCCATGATTGTCGGCGGCTGCTGTATTCCATCAAAGTGCGAATACTTTAACAGTATCCCTGAGCGAATCATCGAGAGACAAGACAGCATCGTGTTCTTTCCCATGATAGTACCGGTGCCAATACCGGCAGAAGAGGCTGCCTCAGAGGTTTCGGTTACTGACACCTCTACTATCAAGACATCGGTGGCTGAGTCAAATGCATGGGTAGAAGATGGGCGACTGCATCACAATATGCGTAACCTCTCTGATCAGATGATTCATGTTGAAATTAACGTGCCGAAACACATCTCCATCCAAAAGGAGTACTTGACACGTAACATGGTTAAAGAGGTCGAAAAGCAGCTTACCTGGTTTCAGAAAACGCTCATTTATATTGGCGGTGCAGCCCTCACTGCGCTACTTGGAATATCAGGGTTTAAATTGATAAGATGGCTCAGTATAAAGAGGTTCAAATGATGTTCAATTTGTATTTAAACAGTAAACAAACAATTAAAAATTTAAATTATGCAAGGATATGTAAATGGAAGTGACTTATTGATGTCATTTGCCGGCAAAGCGGTCGGACATTGTACTACCCACTCGGCTACTTACAATACCGAAACAAAGGACGTTGCGGTAAAACCGGCAGCAAGCGTTGAAGCAGGTAATGCATCGCTTTTCAAAACAAAGCGCGTTACCGGTCTTTCGGTTCAGGTGAAAGCAAGTGGTCTCAAGTTTTATAATGAGACCGAGAGCGGATTCAAGGCAGCACTGGCTGCTTGGAAAAATGGCGCTCCCGTAGCCGTAAAACTTTTTGAACGTCAGAATGACGCTACTCCTTATTTGACTGGTAATTTCATTGTTTCGACCCTCGAGGAGACAAACCCGGCAGCTGAGGATGGTACCTATGATATAACTCTGGAGAATGATGGAGCAGTAACTATCGATGAGACCAGACTCGATTTGCTTGCCGGCACTCCCCAAGGTTAATTGATGCGCTATGATTAAACAGGTAAAAATTCAAGGAAAGGAGTACCCATTTCGAGTAACAATGGGAGCACTGCTGCGCTTCAAGCGCCTTACCGGCAGGGATGCTTCCACTATCACTGATGAGGATTTGGAGGGCTTAATAGCGTTGTTCTACTGCTGTATTGCCTCTGCTTGCAATGCTGATGGTGTGGAGTGGCCCTACAGCCTAACAATGTTTGAAGACATTCTGACAGAGGATGAGGTGAAGGAGATGACAAAGCTGATGGCGCGAGAGAACCCGGAAGACTCAAAAAAAAAGGAGCCGAAGAGCAGTCGATAGAGTCGCTCATGTCAATAGCATTGGGGTGTGTCGGGATGAGTTTAGATGATTTTTGCCGATGCACCCCTTTTGAGTTCAAAGGTATATATGACGAATGGTTCAATCGTACGAAAGATGCCATACGGCGCGAATGGGAAATAGGAAGAATGATATCGCTCAATGTGCTTGCGCCATACAGCAAAAAGAGCCTGAAGCCTACCGATATATGTAGGTTCTCCTGGGATGATGAGGATACTTCCGTACCAAAGGGCACAAGCAGCTATGAACGAATGAAAGAAGTTGAGAAAAGAGGTTAGACTCCATTAGGGTGTTCTTTCCACCATTTGATGTAGCCTATCAGCCAACGAATGGAAAAATAAGCAAGAAACATTACAAATGCCGTAAGAAACGGCCCTGCAGCAACAATAAGTTCAACGATATTTGATAGAAACTCACGCATAGCACTACAAATATATAATTAATTTTCAAATGTCTCAAACGATATCGTTTAAAATAAAGATAGAGGGTTCTGATTCCTTCAAAGTTGTGACAGCTGATGCCGGAGAGGTCGCAGAAGCCATCCGTAAAATTAATCAAAGGACCAATGAGCTGAACGGAAACCTGGTTAACACTGCTGCGGCAATGCAGGTGGTGGAAAGCTTAGGGTCAATGTTCTCCGGACTGGAATCTGCAATAGATTCGCTGACATCAGGTTACAGGGCACAAAGTGAGGAGTTGTCAAAGCTGAAGCGGATAATGCGCAACACGATGGATGCCACAGAAGATGAGATTGATTCTGTTAGGCGACTCATTAAGGAGCAGGAGCGTAAAGGTGTTGTTAGCGAAGAGGCTCAACTGGCTGCTGCACAGGAATTGGCCACATATCTGACAATGTCGGACAGCCTCGAGGCTATTTTGCCGACAATGAACAATATGATTGCCCAGCAGCTTGGCATGGGGGCAAGTGCCGAAAGTGCTGCACAGATAGCTATGATGTTGGGTAAAGTAATGAACGGTCAGGTTACGGCGTTGAGCCGTAATGGTTATGCATTCAGCGAGGCACAACAGCACATTCTGCTATACGGAGATGAGATGGAGCGTGCGCATATTCTCTGTCAGGTGGTAGATGAGTCTGTTGCCGGCGTCAACGAATCGATGAGGCAGTCTGATGCCGGAAACATTTTGGATATTTCAAACGCCTTTAATCAGGTAAAAGATAGTGTGGGGCAAGCCCTTAATTTTCTCTCTCCCTATCTTAAATCACTTGCTAAATTTGGTCAGGGCATAACAGGTGTGTCACAACTTGTTATTGCTAAAAAGGAACTTGCCAAAATGCAAGGCATTGTTGCGGCTAATGCCAAAATAGAGGCTGCAGCACAAAAAATGCTTGCCAAAGTGGGTTATCAGGCAGCTGCCGGCACTAATGCACTCAAGGCTGCCACCATTAGTCTTAAGATGGCAATTGGAGGCATTTTAATTGCCATCCCGATACTCGTTTCTCTCTTTGTAAAACTTGCTAATAAAGGCAAGGATGCTGCAGATGGCGTAGATGCTGTAACTGAGGCACAAGAAGAATACAAGCGGGCATCTATTGATATCAGGACAGAGCTCTCGCTCGAACTGATCAAATTGGAAGAGTTGATAAAGAGCAAAAAGGATACTGCCGATATGATAGAGCATCTCAACACCACATACGGCAATATATTTGGCACCTATCAAACTGCCTCTGAATGGTACGATGTTCTAACAGCCAAATCGGCTGCATATGCAAGGATGATGGGACATGAGGCTGAACTAAGATCGCTTGTGAATGCCAAACATGAAAAAGAACAGGAGAAAGATGACTTGCTTAAAAAGAGGGCTCTTATTGCCGCTGATCAGGATAAGCATGTTAATGATTTTAACCCAATGCTTGGAAAGGAGCATCGCATGGAAATGGGTTTTGGGTTTCGGAAGTTCCGCAATCAATTAGCTTTGACTGATAAAAAAATAAAGCAGTTCAAAGAAGAATTAGGTGTTATTGATTCTGAAATTATTGCTGTACAAAAGAAGATTGATGCTGAGGAAGATTATCTCGCTCAAGGCACAACCGCTGAAATTGAGCCACATCCCGACCCCAAATTCGTTGCTCAACAGAAAGCCGATGAGGAAAGAAGAAAGAAAGCTCAAGAGGATGCGGCAAGAAACAGAGAAAAAGAGGCTGCTAATATTGCAAATTACAAAAAATCCGTACAAGATGCTATTAAGGTCAACAAGGCCTTAGATGACGAACGCGACAAAGAAAACATAGTTCTTAATGCGAGACGTAGTGGCTTAGCTTCACTCATTAGCACCTATGGCCTTGAAAATGCCGAGGTTCAAGAGCTCATTGTGAGGTATAGGGAGCTAAGACACTTAAAAAACACACGAGAAGGAGTGTTACCTAAGTCTGTTACAGCCTTAAATCAGCCTAAACCGATAATAGAAAAACTCCCAAAACTTCCGGAGATTAATATTGAAGATCTCACTTTTGAAGACACAATTATGTCTGCTGAAGACGCAGTCACTGCACTCAATGCCCTGGGTTCTACAATGAGTAGCTTAAAAGGCATCGTTGGCGAAGGTGCTGCCGGCTGGCTGGAGTGGGGTGCAAACATACTGCAGGCAGTCGCACAGGCGCTGCCGGCACTCTCGACCTTGTTCGCAGCTAACACCTCGGTGGCTGCTGCTGAAGGAGCTGCATCGGTAGCCTCAATACCTTATGTGGGTCCCGTAATGGCAGTAGCGGCAATAGCCTCTATTGTTGGAGCAATAGCTTCCCTGCCGAAGTTCGCCCAAGGTGGTCTTGTTTATGGCCCTACGCTGGGTTTATTCGGAGAATATGCCGGCGCATCGAGCAATCCGGAGGTGGTTGCACCTCTCGATAAGCTTCGGGAGTTGATAGCGCCGCCATCATCTGAATTTGGAAAAGTTGAATTTGTAATAGAAGGTCGCAACCTGAAGGGTGTGCTTAATAGAGTTAACAGAATGGATTCGAGAAACAATGGCTAAGTATCTGAGACATTACGATGAGTTTTTATCCCGGGATAACCACATAGTAAGGGTGGAGATCCTGCAGGAGGCTGATGCGCCATTCGTGCCTGAAGAATTGGATGCCAACGAATCTCTTACGATTGAATGGGCCGAAACTGACAAAATAACGCCTATCCAGGGATCGACTGCAACTCTTGTAATCAACTGTGCCACCGACCGGCAATTCATCGATCTTGGCACAATTGTAAGTGCGGATGCAGTACGTCTCGATATATATAGAGATGGATCCTTGTACTGGTCGGGATGCATGGACTCGGAGATCTATGATGAACCCTATTCTTCCGGAAAGAATTATGCCGTAACGCTCATATTTTCGGATTTTGGAGTGCTGAATCGTGTCAAATGGTCGCGCACCTCCTTGGAATCATTCAACACTATTCTGGATGCAGCACTCGCAGCGTCAGGAATCAATTACACCAATCTCATCAGGAATATATCCACGACTGATAGCTATTCTATGGCACTTGATTTTGATAATGACGTTAAGCTGCTGAATGAAAACTTCTATGATGAAGAGGGCGAACCTATGACGGCATTCGAAGTTCTTGAGGGAATTTTACAGCCGTTTGCACTGCGTATAATCCAGCGTGCCGGGAATATATATATCTACGATCTTAATAGTCTCTATTCTCAAGACTCCACTGAAATTGAGTGGACCGACACAGATGCTCATTTCTCTAAAGACATGGTGTATAATGACGCTACTGTACGGTTCAGTCCCTACGCTGACGATCAAGCCGTTGATGGAAGCGTTAAGGTCAAGAGCGTCGATGGTAACGGTCTAATGATCAAGACCAGTTATGAGGGGGCGGTTGACCGGGTGCTTGATGGCTTTGTGGTTCGTAAAGGTTCTTATGTTACTGCTATAGGCCCTGCCCTTGAGCCGGGAGTGGAGTATTTCGATATCGATGCCCAATATTCGGGAAGCGATGCACAGGGCGTGCTCTGGGGTTACAAACGCGGTGAGCGTGCACTTGAGGATGGAAATATAGTCCAGGTACTAAATGCTCCATGCAGTGCGGTGGATGCCAACTTGAGTTTCATCGGAACCAAGATGTTTACAACTCAGAGCAAGTGGCTCAACTATGTGTCTCCGGTCAACGGAGTTAGATCAAAGTTTAAGTTGCGTATAAATCTCGATTTTCTATTTGATGTGCGATATAATCCCTTTGAAGAAGCAGGAGACTATAATGAAAAAGACAACTTCAAACTTATGTCAAAATGCCGCTTCGTTTATGTGCCGGTGATGGTGACATTGCGTGATGCTAACGGCACGGCACTATACCATTTGGACAATAGGAGCCTTATAGCTAGTAGTAACCTTCAGAGCTCGAGCGGGCGCACGCGGTGGCGGCCAGGGGAAGGAACGCCCGGCTGCTTCTGGCTTGCCTACTATGACTATAATGACCGAAAGAAAAACACCGGTGTCGGCGGATGGACTAGAAACAAGAAGGCTATCGGTCAAAGCTACGATGAGATACCGGAAACATGGCAGCAGATGCAAGATGGCGAATATGTGGAGCTACCAATGGTTGGGGGTTATTTGGAGATGACAGTCTATTCCGGCGCTTATATTTGCGGGAAGAATGGTCAATATACCGATATCCTGCAGTATATCCGCTGGGTGGCATACAAGGATGCTTCCATTACTTTGGTGCGTAAGAACGGCCTTCCGGTAGAGATGGAAGATCAGGAAGATATAGCGCACATAAACGCTTTAGCCTTTGAGAAGCGCAGTGTTGAAACAATTATAGGCACACTTTCTCCAAAGCTTCAATCGGTAACCGGTAGAGGACTGATATTTTCGGCGCTATCGATCCACGAAAAATTTACGCGCGCCGGAGTGCAGGATAGGTTGGAGAAATTATTGCTTGGTACGATCTACAGCCAGTATGCGCAGCGTTATACTAAGTTGTCAGGCACAGTTAAACTCCTTTCCGGCTTTGGTACTTATACCGATGCCAATTCCGAAGGAAAGTATATGATCATCTCAGATATGCAGGATCTGCACGCGGATGAGAGCAATGTATGTATTGTTGAATTTGCACAGGATAATTACGAGGGGATAGATTATGAGTAATTTTTTCAATAAGACCATTGCCGTATCTGCCAGGCCGCGGTCTAAGAGACTACGCGAAGCCGGTTACTATGCTGCTGTGTCTGCTTCCGCAATTGCAGCCCAATCTCCAGGTTTTACAACGCCAGCAGGTGTGTCGTACTTTGAGGAGATCCGTGGACCTTCGGATGATATACTCGGCATAAAGGCACTCTATGATCTAAATATCGTTCAGACAGCCGCAGTTGGTGAAACTGAGGAGACAGTAAAGGATATAAGCGAGATCCTTCGCCATCTATGGCTTATAAATATCGGCACCGAGGATGAGCCTATAATGGCTATACGATCTGATTTAGGTATATATAGTGATAGTTTCTTGACCGCAGGAGGAGCATTCCCTGGCGAAGAAGGCGGCAGCGGAGGCCTGACAGAAATTCCTATAGCATCCGAAACTGTCCTCGGTGGCATTCGCACAGGTTACATTGAAGCATTGGTTGAATCTAACCTATGCCTGGCGGTTCGCGTAACTGAAGATGGTAAAGCATATGTGCAGGTTCCTATGGGCACATCAGATTCAGTTGTTGCTCCAGGTAATCATATGCATTCTGCAGATAATATTACAAGCGGCACACTGGACATTGCCCGGATACCTACCGGGACCACATCTGTAACAGTAGCTCTTGGTAATCATACGCACAATCAATATGCTGCTGCATCGCATAACCACTCTGCAGCTCAGATAACCAGCGGCACTTTGGCTATTGCTAGGATACCAACAGGCACGACATCTTCAACCGTGGCTCTTGGTAATCATACGCATACAGGATACGCTGCTGCATCGCATGAGCACTCTGCAGCTCAGATAACCAGCGGCACTTTGGCTATTGATAGGATACCAACAGGCACGACATCTTCAACCGTGGCTCTTGGTAATCATACGCATACGGAATACGCAGCTCTATCACATAACCACTCTGCAGATCAGATAACCAGCGGCACTTTGGCTCTTGCCAGGATACCAACAGGTACAACCTCTACAACCGTAGCCCTGGGCGATCATACGCATAGTCAGTATATGTTGACAGCATCTTTCTCCGCGCAGGCAATAGTCGAGAAACTTGGTATAACACCGGTAAACAGAGCAACCGGCGATGCTGACGGCAATACGATCTCTTCCTCTTATTTGAAACTTTCCGGTGGCACATTGACTGGGGATCTAACAGCTCAAAATATCACTCCGGCTGCCAACGCGACTTATAACCTTGGCACTAAGGTTAAATGTTGGAAACATGGCTACCTCACAAGGTGGTATCCGAAACCTAATGACGAAACAGTATACATTGAATTTGACACAACAAAAAGTGCGTTCAAAATAGTAGGCAATATCTACTCTACAGGCGCAATAACAGCAGGAGCATAATATGGGATATAGTGGAGGCAAAATAACTCGGCCGGTAAAGATTAATAACGGCGCAGGCGATGTCGAGCTTGCAATAGGTGTTAACAGTGGCGACTACAAAACTCTTTGCACAAGCACGAAGATCAATCCTTGGGCAAAGTATAAGCCGACCAATTTCAATACGTATGGCGAAACAGGCAAGTCCGTTGCCGGATCTATATATTGGAAGGGCATCGATGGAAAATGTGGCTTTGCATTCCCGGTATACTATAGTCTTGGCAGCCTCTCTTCCGGGTTCATCCGAGATATGTACTACGGTGCTATAAACGTGCCGATATGGGGGCGCAGCTTTCCTACGTCGCAATTCAGAGCGTTGGATTTTGACGGGTATGATCATAATTCCGTAAACCCTATCGGCGCAATAGCTGCTACTACATTCGCTCTGGATGAGTATGGACAAATGCAGATCTCATTTGACACTAATGCGGTTGGCGCAGACAATCTCAAATACAGCGATTTCGTTATAGATGGGGTTAGTGTATCCACATTTTACCCTTCCGTGCTTTTAGTGAGAGGATCTAACTACATTGTCTGCTCTTCAACCAGCAGACTAAGCGACGGTTCATTCGAGATCAACCTCACAAACATGGCACCTTACACCGGCCAGTGGTATTGCATACCATTTTTGTCAAGCGTACAATTGTCTCAAACCGGGCAATATGGTTACGGAATTTACATATCGTGCAACATCAATAAGGTTTTGATAACTATTAATCAGTACCAGCCGGTACTTGTAGCATCTGTAGATGGAATATGGAATACAGCATTTACATCCGTTGCTTACTCATGCACAGTAACAAACAATAAAACCTCTTCGCACACATTTAACAACTTGGAAATTGCCATAGTGCGAACTACAGGTACGCAGGATCCTTCTGCAGGGACTAAAGTGGCATCAGCTTTTGTTAGCTCTTTTACTCTTCCTGCAGGGCAATCGACTATTAAAACAGGCAACATATCTATCACAAAGCAGTCAGGTTATACTTATTGGATAGTAGCGTTAGCGACCGGTTTAGGCTGTGATTATAACCAAATTGAAGAATCAATATAAAATCATATTTATGAAAAATGAAGATGTAATTCAACTTGTAAATGCCGGCGTATTGGGTATTACGACTCACAGCGTATCACCAGCCCACGCATATAAGGTTTACAAATTCAAAAAGGCACTAAGAAGTGCTTATAAACTCATCCATGAGTCCGAAATGGCGGCGATTTCAGAAGTGGGTATAGAGGATCCATTAGCCTTCGATGCTCGTCTTGCTGAGCTCAAAGCAACTGATGCTCCAACACCGGAACAGCAGAAAGAGTTAGCCGACAAACTTGCCACTATGGAGCGCCTCAATGCCATGAGAAACAGCATTTGGACCGATGATGTGACACTCCAGGATGTCAAAACAATTCCTTACCAGGAATGGCATAAGTTGCAGGAAGAAAATAGGAATGCTAAAATACACGGACAAGCCGTGGACATACTTTCGGGAGATGTCGAGTACTTACTCGAAGGGGTTCTTTGGGAGCCATTTGAAGAATGATTAAACAACATTTAAAAGTTATTTATATGGAAAATAAACCACTTTTTGGGCGCCGCATTGGCAACACCTTTCCGGTGACACTGAATGTTCACACAGCGGGAATAGAGGGATTGCTCGAAGATTATAGCGTAGCCCTGACGCTTATCAACGAATCAAATTCAAGGTCGATTAGTCCTGTGGAGTGCACTATCACAGGAAATAAGATTGACTTCAAAATCACTGCTAAAATGCAGAGAACTCTTGGCGTCGGCCAATACACTCCGGTTATTTCAATTGCTGAAGATGAAATTGACTTTGCCGAAGCTGACTGGTACAAATCAATAGAAATATTACCACACAGTTATCAAGAATACTCCCGTCCATCAGAAGACATAGAGGCAGGCCAGGTAGTATTGTCCGGTAATATTGGTATTGGTGGTGGTAGTTGTGTGCAATCAGATTGTGATGTAACTGATCCAAACGATCCTGCGTACATCCGCAACAAACCAATCATTGAAATCATTGAAGATGCAGCATATATTGCCGGAGAGACACTTCAAATGATACTCGGAACAGGGCAACTCGGAGTTGCCATTTTAGGTTAATAAACAAACTTTTAAAAATTAAAATTATGAATTACGAAAAATTAAATTTACAGGAAGGCGATGTTCTAACCGCCGAACACATTGCACACATTGAAAACGCAATAGAAACACTCTCAAACGCAGGTAGCGGTAGTGGAGAAACAAAGACATTTGATTGCACCGGAATTGAATTGGTGAACGAAGAAGGCACTTTTTATTTGCAATTTAATACACAACAGGAATTTGAAGAATTTGTGGGGATGACCGCACAAGAGGTAATAAATTTTTTAGATGGTGGTGGATGTATGCGTTTAACAAATGTTGCGATTGAAGAAGTATTTCTTTGTACCTTCAATTTAGGTCCTTTCCCTACACAAATATCAAGAATTGTTCCCCCAGAATTCCCAGAGGGGTTATATGCGATACGCTATGTTATGCATCCCAATCTTCAGTTTGGTATTGTTAGTGATGAAGGTTATTTTCAAGCCTATATCATGGTAAAAGCAATACACGCATAAATATAACCATAGATTGAAAGTATGGCAAAAGTAGTTAAACTTAGGGATAGTAAAGGGGAAGAGCAGTATCCTATTACTACTGGGCAAGCAGTTAGGCTAAAGAGTGGAAAAACTCTTGATGAAGCTATAGGTGAAAAGGCCGACAAAAAATCCGTGTTGACAAAAAACGAGGTATACACAAAGGAGCAAACGTACAACAAGCAGGAGGTGTTTAATAAAAAAGAGACATATCCTAAATCTAAATTATATAGTAAATTCGAGGTTTATAATATTAATGAAGTATATCAAAAATCAGAAGTTTTCCCAAGGCAGCAAACATATAGCAGAGCTCAGGCAAACTCGTTAGTAAGCCCCAGTAATGTCTCATATTTTCAAGATCAAGATTTTACGCTGACTAACGCTGGCTTTAAAGCAGTTTTAGTGGTCAATATAATGACAAGAACACAAATAAATGTATCCTTTAGTCCAGGTTTAAGCTTTCCTATGATCCCCAACCTCGTGATTTTTGTAAACAATAGTGAACGAGATTGTAATATACACCTTCCTGAAGGGTGTATTGCGGAATCACCTATTTTAGTAGTACCTGCAGGTAAAATTATTACAGCAATTTATGAGAATTACTCATTATATCCGGCAGTAGGCGAACCAGGAAAACGGACGCTTATCATAAGAACATCTCCACTAATGGCAGTTGTATGATGAGTTAAATTTTATATAAAACAAAGAACAAGCACTATGATAACATTAACAACTATATCTCTCTTGCTTTTTGCTGCCTTTGTAACAATAAGTATTATAAAGTTTGGGCTGCTCAGCAGCTGGAGTGCGTATGGCCTTAAATGGGCAAAAAGGTACCCTATGCCAAATTTGAACATTTGGTCAGCTGTTAACATAGTTGTCGCCATGCTCTTGCTTCCACCCATGATCGAAAGAAGCGCAGGTAGTCCTTGGCAATTTCTAGGCTTCTTTGCTCCGCTATACTTGATTGTGGTGGGTCTTACGCCAAATTTTGAAAAAGTAGACGGGAAATGGACCAGAGAGGGCTTAACTCATACTTTTGGGGCTTTTGCCTGTGCAATAATGTCTACTCTATGGGTGGCTTATGAGTGGTGGGTGATTCTTATCACCGCAGGAGTAGTGCTGCTCCTTGCTCTTACAACAAAGAGCTTACGCGAATGCATAGTACTTTGGAGTGAAATGGCGCTATTTTCTGCCGCATTCGCAGTTTTATTATTCCTTTAGTTAGGTCTATGAATTATTAAACAGGCATTCAAAAGTCAATTAAATATCATTTGAATGCCCGTTGCGTGCTAAATTAAACCCTCAATTCGATTTGAGACTATATTACCGCATTTCGTTTTGAAAATTGACGCATTTGGTTTTTGCGATTATAAAAGATTTATCGTATCTTCGCACGATAATACCTAAGCGTCATTTTGGAAGCAAAATGTTCACAATGTCTATAAAATGAAAAAAGAATTATTAAACAAAATTTCCAAGAAAGAGATAGTAGTTGGCGTAGTCGGACTAGGTTACGTCGGACTACCGTTGGCGGTAGAAAAAGCAAAAGCCGGATTTAAAACCATCGGCTTCGATGTGCAAAGTCACAAGGTGGATATGGTAAATGCCGGACACAATTACATCGGCGACGTAGTGGACGATGATTTAAAAGAGATTGTTTCGAAAGGATTGCTCTCGGCTACCTCCGATTTCAGCTTTGTCAAAGATGTGGATTTCGTGGCTATCTGTGTGCCGACTCCTCTTGACATTCATCAACAGCCCGATATAAGCTACGTAAAATCCTCCACCGAGGATATTGCCAAATATTTGAAGAGAGGAACAATGGTGGTCCTTGAGTCCACAACCTATCCCGGAACTACCGAAGAGTTGATAAAGCCAATTCTTGAAAAAGGTTCCGGATTAAAGTGTGGAGTGGATTTTTATCTCGGTTTTTCGCCTGAAAGAGTTGACCCGGGTAATCTTATTTACAAGACAAAAAACACCCCTAAAGTAGTTGGAGCAATAGGAGAAGATGCACTTGAGGTGATTGCGGCTATGTATAGGGCGGTTCTTGAAAGTGATGTGCATACAGTTTCCAGTCCTGCAATTGCAGAAATGGAGAAAATACTCGAAAATACTTACCGCAATATCAATATAGGATTGGTAAACGAGTTGGCAATTCTTTGCCACAAAATGAATATCAATCTTTGGGAAGTCATCGATGCGGCCAAAACAAAACCCTACGGATTTCAGCCTTTCTATCCCGGACCGGGACTGGGTGGTCACTGCATTCCTCTGGACCCTTATTATCTCTCCTGGAAGGCTCGTGAATATGGATTCCATACCTCAATGATAGAGGCATCGATGATGATAAATGACCGTATGCCGGAATATTGTACGGAGAGAGCGGCTCATATACTCAACAGATATAAAAAATCCTTGAATGGTTCTAACATACTAGTCTTAGGTGTGGCTTATAAACAGGATATTGACGATTGTCGCGAAAGCCCGGCCTTAGTAGTTATTGATCTTCTAAAAGAAAAGGGAGCAAATATCAAGTATTTTGACCCTTATGTCTCTGAATATAGATGCTCTAAGGGAAAAACACACCAAGGTGAAAAGGAATTGACAAAAGATCTTTTAAAAGCTGCCGACCTGGTAATAGTAACAACCGCTCATACCAAAGTTGATTACGATTTCGTACAACAACATGCTAAGTTCGTTTTCGATACGAAGAATGCAATGAAAGCTGTGGTAAATAGGAAAAACATAGAGTTGCTGTAAAGTGTTGCGAGGTACGGGGTGCGGGATACGAGGTGTTGGTTACGGGGTGCGAGGTGCCACTAAAAGCGTAATAGGCAACATGTACCGATAAAAA